AGGGTATTCCGCGCCGCATTTGTTGCAGCGGCTTATGCCTGCGTCGGACTTCTGTTGATTTTCATCCCACCACTTCGCGCACTTGGGGCAAAGCACCTCGCCAACATCGCAGCCGCACGTTTCGCAGAATGGCTTGGGCCGCTGTTGCGCTGCGAAGGCGTCGAAGGCGAGGGCTAGGGATTTCACTGGCCCGGTTGCCCACTTCCAATTCTCACGCAGCCATTCGTAAGCGGCGGCTTTACTTGGTTCGGTCATAAGTCATAGCCTTTTCAGCAAGTTCGATAAGGTTGAGCGGTTCGGCGTAGGCGTTAGCGGCGTTAGCGGCGGCTTTAGCGGAGGCTGCGTTAGCGGCGGTGAAGCCGCAGGCGCAGGGGTCACCGTGGCTAGCGGCGTAGCAAAACTGCCGATGCCCCCCATACCTCCAGACCGCCGCCCGCGCTTGGTCGCGCTCTGTCTCGGCAATCGCCAAGAGTGCACACCGGGCGGCATACAACCCCGCGTATTCATCGCGAGCGGCTTTGACGTTGGCTAGTTCCGCCTCGCGGGCGGAGAGCTGGGCGCGGAGGGTGTGGATTGCGCTGGCAGCGGCTTCCATGCGCGCCGCATTGGCGTGGATCTTTACCGGATCACCGTCCTGCGTGTAGACCGTGTTTTCGCGGAACGCCTGTGCGTCCAAGCGCATCAAGCAGTTCGTCATGGGTATCTCCTGGTGGTGGCGGAAAGTCTGGCAGAATGATTGGGCAGCCAACGACGGACGAAAACTTGACTGCCTTCCAAGGCCCAGACGTTCTCTCGCTCATGGTTTCCACTCCGTTAGCCGATAGCGCGGGGCCGGTTTTTTCATCTGGCTTTCAGGCACTCGTTCAACCAATCCGGCAGCCAAAAGCTTGACCATCGTGGACATCATGAATGGCCCAACTTCGCCTTGGGCAAGGTAGAACAGCCCGCCATTGATCGACTTGGCGCGAACGCATTCGCCACCATGTTCACGCAGCCATTCGACAGCGCCTTTCATCGCGGGCGTCATATCCCCGCCCCCACGATCAGCAGCACCGCCACCGGCATCATCGCGACACACACCACCAGCCCGGCCCATTCGGAGCGCGGCATGGCGGCGATGATCGGTTTCCAGAGGTCAAGCATGGGGAGCCTCCAAAGCTGCGGCCAAGGTCGCCAAAGCGCCATCGGGCTGGCCAAGTTGCAGTTGCAGCAGCGCCACCCCGGCGCGGCCTTGCAAGTCGCCAAGTCTGGTCGCGAGGTCGCGCATACGTTCATCGGCTGTCGGAAGGCGCGGCGGGAGCTTGTCATAAAACTGGCCGCGAAGCTCGGTCATTTCCGCCGCACCCATCTCGGCTTGGGTTGATTCGGTCATGATGCATCTCCTGCCGGGATATAGCTCTCAGGCGCGCGGCCACGTTCATCAAGCCAATCGTCGAAGTCGGTGAACTCGCGGCGCTGTTCCTCGCTTTCATCCCGTGGAAAATACTGCCACTCGCAGAATTTCTCAAAGGCGTATTCCCGCCCGATCATATAGGCCAGCTCCCCGGTCTCGCCGGGGATTTCGCAGTCTCGAATGCGTTGCAGTTCGTCCGCATATTCGGACTGGGCGTAAAGCCATCGCCCGGGATCGGCGCTGGCGATAAAACGCTCTGCCGTGGCGATCAGATGCGAGGGGGTTGATGCGGTTGTCATGTCAGTTCACCCAATCAGAGATTGCGCAAGGCCGTGCATCCATTGGTATGCCAGAGCAGTCGCCCGACAGGTCAGTGCTGTCGCCCCGCATTTCGGCATTATAACCATCCACAATATTGCCGTCCTGTTTGTGACAAAGTGGTGATTTAGTGACGTGGGTTAGGGGTTTGATTGTCATGGTTATGCCCATATAACGGGCTTGTATAGCGGCAGGTTGTCATACCTGACGTAGGTGGCCATCGGTGTATCGGGCAGCACGGTGACCAGCGGCAGGTTGTCATACCTGACGTCGGTGGTCATCGGTGTATCGGGCAGCACGGTGACCAGCGGCAGGTTGTAATACCTGACGTAGGTGGCCATCGGTGTATCGGGCAGCACGGTGACCAGCGGCAGGTTGTAATACCTGACGTCGGTGGCCATCGGTGTATCGGGCAGCACGGTGACCAGCGGCAGGTTGTCATACCTGACGTCGGTGGCCTTGGCGAAGTCTCCATTGGCCAGGGCGCGGTCAAACTTGGCTTGGTTTGTGATGTTTAGGCGCATTGTTATTCTCCGTTTAGGCAGCGGCATCGGCAGAATATGCCTGCCTGATGATAATTTCAGCGAACGTATAGCCGGTTGAAAGCGCGCGGCGGATCGCATCATGCGCTTCATTTTCATCCGGATAGTTAGCGAACAATGCCCACCGTGTGCTGGTGTTAACGCGGCTGTCACGGGTCACATAAACTGAAATCAAGCGATTGCTATGCGATTGAACCTTCATCTCATATTCTCCGTTGCGATGCCCCCTTGTAAGCGCGGCAATCGGCATGTCAATATCTTTTTATCATATTTTACGCTTGACGTTGTATTTTAGATAGCATAGGTGTTGCGGCATGGACAAAGAAACCGCACTCACCGCGCTCTTGCAGCGTTGCTTTGACGCCCGCTTGGCCGTCTATGAACTATGCGACATGGCAAGCGTTTCACGCGCCACGGTATCTCGATGGAAGGCCGATCCTTCGATGATTAGCCCCAAGACGCTCGCCAAGCTAGAAGACGCGCTTGGCGCATATGAACGGGAGCGTGCAGTATGAACGTCATCCCCGTGATTTTGCTCGCCACCGCATTCATCGGCTGTCTGGGCTTGCTGGTGTTCGCCAATGCGCCGTTTGGCATGGAGGACGAGCGCGGCTTTCACTACACCGACGAAGATGGGAACGAGTTATGAGTTCCGCACGGCCAACCCGTTCGGCGTCGCAAGCCGGGGAGAACGCGCAAGGCGTCACCGGCACCATATCCCCGGTCTGCGCCGGGGTAGAGCGCGGGGGCCTGCCCCTGTTAGCTCCCGCGTTCGATTATTCTGAGTTTGTTCGCCGCAAATCGCAAATGGGCGGGCAGTTTGGCTTCAAGGCGAAGTTTAGGCACCCTAAAGCATATGACTTCCAAAGCCATTTGACCGACTGGGCTGTGCAGCAAGGCCGGGCCGCAATCTTTGCTGACTGCGGCCTAGGCAAAACCCTTATGCAAATGACGTGGGCACAGAACGTCATTGAGCATACCAATAAGCCGGTGCTGATTATTGCCCCTTTGATGGTAGCGGTCCAGACCGCAGAGGAGGCCACCAAGTTCGACTTTGATGCTGCGCGCTCGATTGACGGCACGTTCAATCCGGGCGCAAGGATAGTCACCGCCAATTATGAGCGGCTACACCATTTCAATCACACCGACTTTGCTGGCGTTGTTTGCGATGAAAGCTCGATCATGAAAAATTTTGACGGCGCGCGCAAATCGCAAATCACCGAATTTATGAAGCAGGTCAAATACCGCCTGCTATGCTCCGCAACCCCTTCGCCGAATGATTATATCGAGCTAGGCACCTCATCCGAGGCGCTTGGTCAACTTGGATATATGGACATGCTTGGCATGTTTTTCAAAAACGACGAGGATAGCCTTCACCCCATGTCGATGGGATCTCAGTGGCGATTCAAGACACATGCCCAGCGGGATTTCTGGCGATGGGTTTGCTCATGGGCGCGGGCTGTGCGCAAGCCGTCCGACCTTGGTTTTGACGACCGTGATTTTGTATTGCCGGAATTGCGAGAGCGCGAACATATTGTGGCAAGCGGCATTCGTTCCGGTGATCTATTCGCCATGCCCGCCGTCAACCTGCAACAGGAGCGCGAAGAGCGCCGGATGACTATTCGCCAGCGATGCGAAAAGGCGGCAGAGATAGTAGATGGCTCACCTAATTCAGTTTCGTGGTGCCACCTTAATGCCGAGGCGGATATGCTGGTAGACTTGATACCTGGCGCGGCGCAAATCAGCGGTGCAGATAAGGATGAACGCAAAGAGGAATTGTTTAATGCTTTTCGTCACGGCGAACTGGCGCACCTTGTCACCAAACCAAAAATCGCGGCCTACGGCCTCAATTGGCAGCACTGCAACAAAATGACCTATTTTGCCGATCACAGCTTTGAACAGTATTATCAGGCCGTCCGGCGTCTGTGGCGTTTTGGCCAAACCAAGCCGGTCGAGGTGGATACGATCACCACGCAATCGCTGATCGGTGTCACCAAAAACATGAAGCGCAAAATTGCCCAGAGCGAGGCCATGTTTACCCTTATGGTCGAGCAAATGAATGACGCTTTGTCGATCAATCGTTTCAAGGATCACGACTCAAATCAGGAGCTTCCATCGTGGCTGTAATCGACCAAATTATCACCGATGAATACGCACTATACAACGGAGATTGCTGCGAAGTCATTTCTGGCCTTCCGGAAAATAGCGTAGATATGTCTGTCTATTCGCCGCCGTTCTGCGGGCTATACAACTATTCCAGCGATGATCGGGATATGTCGAATAGCGTCACCTATGAGGCGTTTTACGATCACTACGAATTTCTCGTCCGGGAGATTTCCCGCGTTACCAAACCCGGTCGAATGACGGTAGTCCATTGTATGGACATCCCAAATCCCGGACAAAAAAGCGGCTATCATGATTTGCCGGGACGCATTATCGCCTTGCATGAAAAGCACGGCTTTTATTTTTTCGGGCGTGTGGTGATTTGGAAAGAACCACTTCGGGTTGCTATCAGGACGCGGCTTAAGCACCTTACGCATAAGCAGCTTGTCCAGGACAGCACACAAAGCACAATCGCGGCTGGCGACTTTATTCTGGTATTCAAGCGCAATGGTGAAAATCAAGTTCCGGTCAATCACGAGACTGGCTTTAGCGTCTATTCCGGCGCTACTTCCGTCCCGGGAAATCTGGCAAAGCACAAGGGCGAAATCAATCAAAAGGTCAACCGCTTGTCGCAATGGATTTGGCGACGCTACGCCTCTTGCGTTTGGGATGATATCCGGATCGACCGGGTATTGCCTTATAAGGCAGCGCGTGAGCCTGAAGATGAAAAACACGTCCACCCGCTACAACTAGACGTGATTGACCGCTGCATTCAGTTATGGACCAATCCCGGCGAAACGGTGATGACGCCTTTTATGGGCGTGGGATCCGAAGTCTACGGCGCGGTATTCAACGGGCGGCGCGGATTGGGGGTGGAACTGAAATCGTCCTATTTTAGCCAAGCCGCGAAGAATGTATCGCGGGCGAAATCCGACGCGGCAGGCGCGGATACCGGCGATCTATTTTCCCCTGTCGAAGACAACGAAATTCTTGAGGAAGCAGCATGAAAAACATAGTTCAAATCCGCGCGGGCGCTGTTGCCGGGGCGCTTAAGTCGGCATCGGCGATTGTCCAATCGAGCGCGATTGTGCCGATCCTCGCCAACGTCAAGCTTGAAGCGGACGGCACGGCGATGGTGATCACGACCAATGATATGGAAGTCGAATACCGGCAAACCGTTCCGGTCGAAAGCGGCTCGATAGCTATCACGATCAGCGCGCGGCGGTTTTCCGATATTGCGTCGGCCCTGCCAAGTGACGCCCTGATGGCGATTGTGGAAGTTGATGGCCGGGTAGAAATCAAGTCAGGCCGCAGCCGGTGGATCTTAAACGCCTTGCCAGTTTCGGAATACCCCGCAATGCCGATTGTCGAAAAGCTCTGCAAGCCGGTCAAAATGTCCGGCGCGGCTTTGGCCTTGGCGATCAAGCGGACGGTATGGGCCGCGAGCACCGAGATATCATCGCAACACCTCGCAGGCATATTCCTGAATGCCGAAAGTGGCAAGCTGCGGCTTGTCGCGAGCGGACGCAATATGGCCATGGTCCTGGATACAGCGGAAGCGTTTCCAAAAGGCGCGCCGGACGTGATTATGCCCGCAACCATGGCCCGGACAATCGAGCGGGCCGCTGGTGCGTATGACGGCGAAGTGTCGATTGCATGGGATGATCGCAAGCTGCAATTCATCGCTGGCGACGTGACCGTGACCGGCAAATTGCTGGACGGAACCTACCACGATTATCGCCGGGCTTTGACCATTGCGTGTGAGCCGGTCACGGTAGAAAACGCATCGGTAGTCGAAGCGATCAAGCGCGTTCGTTTGGCGAGCGATGACAAAACCGTGCTTTTCAAGTTGACCAGGGCGGCGGATAGTTTGCTGGTTTCGGTAAAATGCGCGGGCGTCGGAGAGGCCTGCGAGGACTTGCTTGCAAACTGCCCGGAAGGCGCGCTGTTCGAGACAGGTATCAATGCCAATTATATGGCCGGAATGTGCGAAGCTATCGGCGGCGAGACAATCGAAATGTTTCAGGAAAGCGAGGCCAGCCCGATTATCTTTCGCCGGGTTGTGCCGGATGGGTCTATCGGCGTGATCGGCGCGGCGCGGGCCGCTTAGCGGTATTATTTCAGGAGGCGGATATGTATAAAATCCAATGTGAGCATTGCAAAAAAACAGTCGAGTTTGAAATCTTGGAGATTGCCGAGCTTGACGAATATATCGACCGAACCCAGGCCGACGCGCGAGAGGGTGGCTTTGTTGATGGCCTTGCTGCGCAAGAGGAACTTGGCGACGCGCGGATTATCCAGGAATTGTCATCGGCGATTGCGTGTGGTGATTTGGCAGAGGCGCGGTATTTGATCGACCAGCTTTGTGCGGAAGCGCCGGGAGACTGGCACAACGCAAATCAGCTTGGGCAGTTCGGCAAGGCTTTCGCGACATAATGCAGGGCCACCGAACATCCGCAGATATGGCGCACCAGCTCGTCGGCTATATCGACTGCGATCAGCGCGTCAAAGCCATTATCGCGGCAGAGTTTCGCCAACCAATCAGCATCGGCGCAATCGCCGCTATCCGCAAGGATCGCGCCCGCAGCGCCGCCGTTGCCAAGCGTATGACGGGTTGGCGCGAGGAAGGTCCGGACCCGTATTTTAGCCAGGAATACGCGCGCCGGATCGAATTGATGGAAGCGGCTAACGATAGGTTCGTGAGGGCTTTGCATAAGGCGAGGCTATATGGCTAGCGGTCCCGCAGCGGCCATATCCGCCGCACTTCATCCTCTACCCTTGGCCGGATTGTATCCGGCAGAGTAGCGAGCGCGGCGCGGCGTTTTTCCGGCGTGGCCAGGCTAATCACCTGTTTTGCAGCATCATGGATATAGAACGCGGCCCAGCTGCGGATTGATTCCGGGGCATCATCCCAAGATTGTCTGCCGCTTAGCAATCGCGCTAGATGCTCGCTTGGGCGGTCAACCATTCTTGCCCCGCCATATATCCGTTACCCGCAGCCATGCCTCGAAAGCTTCCCAAGCCGATACCGCGCCAAGCGCCACGCAAGCGAACGCGCCCGCATCCGACGCGGCCTTGAGATAGGCTTGCTGGCCTGCCTCCCATTTGCTGAGCATATGGTTCTGGCGCTTCATTTCGCAGACGAACGACGGGCATCCCGGTATCACGATATCCGAAGCCCCGGGGGACATGCCTTCCGCCCGATGCTTGCGGATAGCGTGGAACTGCCCGCCGGATAGCAGGCCCTCGTTGCGGGGGTGAAGTGCCAGCAAGCCATGGCTGTCCGGATATTCCCCGCGCAGCCGATTGAAGAATGAGGCTTGCTCGACATCCTCTTTCGGGCACTTGCCGCGAAACGTGGTGTCGCCATAGATCGGCACGGGGCAGGTTGTCAGGATCATGCGGCTATAGCCTCTGGCTGCGATGCGGGCAACAAAGCCTTGCGGACAAGTTCCTCATCCGCCGGGCGATTATATGCGAGCACCCGGAAAAAGCCGCTCGCGTCATCTTTTTGGTATGTGATCGTTTCGGGCGGCGTATCGAGATACCGCGCGAACGCCTGCCAATCAGCCATGCCCCGGCTATGTGCCGCGTCCGGCAGGTGCCAGGTCGAAAACTGGCGAAATGGCGTAATCCAATCCGCCCTGACAGTTTTGTTGCCCCGCGCGCTCAAACCTTCCTTGATCTCGACTGACACAACCTTATCGGTCTGACGGCGCGTGGGATCTCGTTTCATGGCCCGAAATTCCATGGCGAGTTTTTCGTTCGGGTCGATGATTTCGCCTTTGCAGGCGCAGCAATAGCGCGCGGCAATGTCATTCGCTTCGCCGCAGTGGGGGCACTCCTTTGACGTCCATCGATAGTTGCACCGCTCATAGGTGCCTTGTGGCCCGGTCTGCAATTGCCCGAAACACCGCCGCCCGTAATGGGCCGCGATAGGCCCGTGATCGCTCATTAATTGCTTGCCAAATACGTCCAGACAATAGCCATGGACGTCGCGCTGATAATCGGCGTATTCCAAGTTCAAGGAAAACTCATTGACGTGTCGGCAATCCGGGCAAGCCGCCTCGATCCCCGCGCCGTCACCCGGACCCTTGCCCGCCTTTATATCGGGATTGTAGATATCGCCGTCCGGGAAGTGGCGATCTACGTTGCTGGCGTAATCGAGCAACAGGCTATCGGCCTTGCCGTCCATCATCCGCCATGCCCGGCCCAATATCTGCTGCAAGAGCGCCGCGCTTTCGGTATAGCGGAGCAGGGCGATTGTTTCGGTATGGGCCACGTCAAAGCCGGTTGTCAGCACACCGACGTTGACCAGGTGGCGGACCTCTTGCTTGCGATATGCTGCAATGACTGCCTTGCGCGGCATTTCCTTGCCGTTCCAAAGGCTCACATCGCCAGTCACCAGCGCGCTCGTTTCCGGGGGCAGGCTGGCCAACACCTCTTGCGCGTGGCGGATCGTGGCGGCGAAATACATCACGCCCCCGCGCCGATCACGCGCCTTGTCTATCACGTCGGCAACAATCGCGGCGGTCTTGCGGCCATGCCCCTCAAACGCGCGTTCTACCGTGGCGTGGTTCAACTGGCCGTTGGGTAGCATCTCGATACCGCTGGTATCGTATGCGGTGGCGGCATCGCCCCCGCCGCGTTGCCCGGCGTCCCCCGCGTCCGCGTTGCCAATCTGCCCGATCACCATCGGTGCGATAAAGCCGCCGTCCAACATTTCGCGGGCCGATACGCGATAAACGCAGGCGGTGAAATACGGGTCACGGCAATTGCTATCGCCATTGACCTTGGCCGCGCCGTCCGGGCCGGGTGCCCATTGCCGAAAGATATAGCCCTTACCCAGAACAAACGGCGTGCCGGACAGGCCAAGCACCCGCAGCATCGGATTGGCCTCGCGCATCGCTTCGATGATCGCGCGGATTGTCGGCGTCATCCCGTGGGCTTCGTCGCATAGCACCGCGCAAAAGCCGTTCGCGCCAGGCTGGCAAAACCGGCTGATTGCATTCTTCACCGTGCCGGGCGTGCCGAATACCACGACGTTGCGAGTGGACTTCACCCCGGCGCTGGCGCTGAATATGCTGGCGCGTTCCCCGGTCAATATGAATTTCTCGAAGTTTTGCTTCACCAGCTCCGCCGATGGCGCAAGACAAAGCACCCGCTTGCCGCCGCTGATTTTATGCAGCTCATTCGCAATATAGGCGATCATGTAGCTCTTGCCCGCAGCCGGGGCCGCGTCGATCAAGCACGGATCGACGCTCCCGCGCATCCAGGTTAGCGCGGCGTTGCAGGCGTTTTGCTGGTAGGGTCTTAGAAGCATAGCGACGATGATACCTCAGAAACAAGCTCGGCCTCCGCTCTTGTCATCATGCCTATATGGCACATGTCGCGAGCAATGCCGGTCTCTCCAGCAAGCCAATCATAGGCGGCTGTTCTGGTCATTTCCCCAGACCGCCATAGACGATCAAAGTCATCATGCGCCGCCATTCTGGCCTTGCGGGTTTCCGCCCCAGCAGGGTTGCCTAAAGGCACAACACTGCCCGGATGGCACCCGCAATAGGCTCCGCATGGGCAAAGCCAAAAGCGCTTGGTAAAAAGGTCTGGCCTATGAGGGTAAACTTCCCTGCCGGTCACAAGGTTACTTCCGCTGCCACATTCAATGCAGACAGGATCAATTTCAGCAAGCGTAGGACGCCTATTGGGCACCGGCATTTTACCGGCCCTGTCCGGGACATTTTCAGGATGGCTAGCGGCAATATGAGCGTTTATCGCCTGATTTGACCGGAACTTTGATCGCTCGCAATGAGGGCATTTCACTCCACACACTCCCCGCAAAAATGTTCCCAATCATCCTGGATTGTGCCGGTGACCGGCTTGGCCTTGGCGACAACTCCGCCATGGGAGCGAAACTTGGCGAGCGCGCCACCAAAGCTCTCGCAATGGGTTTCATCGCGTTCGCCGCATTCATCGCAAACAAACTTGATCGGGCCGTTGAAGTATTCGCGTTCGATCATGGTTTTTCCAAACTCGCTAGAATTGCGCGCGCTCTTTCAACCCAAACAGGATGCCTGTTTTTGTATCGTCTTTGGCGGTGGTTAAAATACTCTACGGCTAGCTTTAGGGTGGCGATCATTTCGGGCACGATAGATTGCGCGTCCATATGTTTCTGGACATTATCCCATCCCGTATCATCGCCGATTATATCAGCCATCACCTAACCCCCCAAAACTCAGACGACTTCCCGCGCCATTTTTCCAGGTCCGCATTCGGCATCAATTCCTTGATGGCCTTGGCATAGGACACGGCCCCAGCGCGAGTAGTCAGGGTCAGCTTGCGCCCGGCGATCAAGGCATTCTTGCCGCCTGCGAGCGTCACTATATCGGCCAGCAAATCGCGCTTGCGCTCGGTGGCGCGTTCGGCTTGCTCGGTCAATTCATCCCATTCCCGCATCATCCGCGCCGCGTCCGGCGTGTCGATTTCAACACGCTTGGGAGCAAGATGTTCATCCGGGCTATTGGCCAGTTCGTCGAGAAACTCGGCATGGAACTGGCGCAAGCGGGGCAGGTTTTCATCAATCCAATCCTGGTCAAAATTGACCTTGTGGAGCGCTGTGCCACCGGGTGCCCATTGATAGAAATGGCAATGCTTTGTCCGGGTGGCGAACATCTGCACCTGCATCTGGGCAACGTAGTGCATCTGCTCGTCAGGTGTCTTGAACACCGGATCGCTATCGCTGCGCTTACCAAACGGGCATTTGACTTCAACCAGCCCGCCGTCGCTGACAAAGCCGTCCGGGCTTGCGCCAAGCCAATCATCATGAACCACAAACGGCGCGGGCTTGACGGTCAGGCCTGTCTCCATCTGAAATTCGATCAGCGCCCCACCCTCGTTTGCCACTCCATATTCGGTAGCAATATTGCCGATGAATTCGCTTTCCGCCCCCAATGCGGCGCGCACCATATTGCGCATTACATCAGCCCGCGTCATGAATGGCGACAAACCAAGGATAGCCCCGACTGCGGACCCAGTAACGCGGCTTTTCCGCTTTTCAAACCATGCGGGGGTGCGCTGCTGTGGCTCGGTCATATCTCGTTTTCCTGTAAAACAGTCTCGTGACCGATATTGCCGTGCGCGAATGATTGTAGGCGATTGGCCAGATGTTGCGCTTGATCCTCGGTCATGAAAAACCGCGTTGACCGCTTGCCAGTGGAAATGGCGAGACAGATATAATCGCCGCCCATCCTTGCTAATTTGACTTCGCGCATCACAAATCACTCCAAAATAAAATGGCAGACGTTCTCGCACCCGGCCTGCCAGCGGGCTACCACGGGGCGTTATCCCCGCGAGCTTAACATCATTGTTTTGACTTTCTACTTTTTGTGGTTGGACTGTTTTCCCCAGTCCTTCCTTTACAATATTCAATAAAGCCAGGAGCGTTTAGATTTTCCTTTTGTGTCCCCCACTTTAGATTTTCCGGCCTATTGTTCAGCGCGTTTTCGTCCAAATGCAAAACCACACCTTTACCATCCGGGGCCGCTCCATGAAATGCCTCGCAGACAAGCCGATGAATCTTCATATTTCCAAAATTCCGAGTAAACATGCTATAATATGCGTGCCTTGCAGACTTTGACGCCCTCGTAACAACACCAAAAACCGGTCTTGTTTTATATTCTCTCCAACCGCCATGCGGCATTTGTGCCATGCGATTAGGTAGCTGCACGCGCCCGAGGCTGCTGGCCATTATCCCTTCCTTTGATGGGACAGGCATCCAAATCTCTTCTCCCATATTCATATCATACTCCGTTAGAAACGATATAGTATCAAATCTAACGGAGTATTATCCGGTGTCAAGCAGCTTTCGCCGTTCTTGGCCTGACACCCTTAATCAAAAGGGACATCATCCCCCAAATCATCCGCAACCGCAGTTTTGGTGGCGGGCTTTTTCGCGGGGGCCGCGCCTTCAGGGATCGATACGCCCTTTGACTTCGGGAACACCGCCGCAATCCAGTTGCCGCTATTCATCTGGCCATTGGTTTCCATTTCCCAGACCATGCATTTGATTACCATGGGCTTGTCTTGCAGGGCCAAAGCCAGATCATCATTGCTTGGCTGGCGCGCGTTGCGAGCGAGCTTGCCGCCGCAGTTTGCGTCAATCGCAGCCAGCATCCGCTTGGCCTTGTCGCGTTTCTTCGCGGCTTTGTCGGCATCTTTGGCGTTCGGATCATCATCCGTTACCCAAAGCTTGTGGAATACCTTGCGGTTGCGATATTGATCGGGATCGTCGATTGACCACTTGAGCGAGATAAATTCCGCGCCGCCTTCGCGCGCAGTATCCCACTTCGCTTCCTCAATAAATGCCAGCACGTTCGATCCATCGGGGATCGGATCAAAATTGCCGGTTTCCTGCTCGTATTCTTTTTCATTAGTGACGGCGGTTTCGCCATCGGTCAAATTCCAGAATGACATAATCTACTCTCCTGTTTCTGCCAATTCCTTGGCATCGTGGTTTTCATCGGTGGCATCGGCATCGGCTTCAAGCTCGGTATCCGGTTTGGCTTTGGTTTTGGATTTCGCCTTGACCCCGCCGTTCAATCCAAACGCTTTGGCAAGCGGGTTTTCGCCGGGGATGAAATCGAGCGGCTCAGTGATGCCGTAGCGGTTTTTAGACACGCTCGCCGCTGTCGCGTGGCAGACCAATTCGCGGTCGCCATTGCTGATTACCTTTTTGCGGTCACCTTCGTCGCCACGCAGGACGGATACCAGCTTGACGAATCCGACTAGATCAACGTCATCGACATAGGGCGGCAGGGACTTCCCGTTCAGCCGCAGTGAATAGCGCGCGTAGTCATCGGTATCGGGCAGACGCATGGTTTCCAAGTCGGCATGGCTGATAAAGATGATCGCCATATCCTTTCGCTCATTGAGTAGTCCAGCAGCCCTGCGCACGCGGCGATGCTTTGCCGCCAAGGCCGCATAGCCCGCGCCATAGCCGCCAAGCGCCGTGGAAAGCGTTTTGGCGCGCCCGTCTTGTGCCAGTATCGCTTCGGTGAATAGCGGCTCCAACGCGCTCACGCTGTCGATCACCAGCGTCTTGTAATCGTGTTTCTCGTTCAGCAGCGCGATCAACTGCGTCCACAATTCATCTTCGCTCTTGACCAGCGGAAAGGCGTCCGGGCGAGAGCCGACAGGAATGCTATGCATCCCATCCTCAGCCCGGATAAAAATCGGATCAGGAAAGGTGGCGGCAAGGCTGGTTTTGCCGGTGCCCGCATCCCCGCAAATCGTGATGATCGGCGGACGCGAGGCCGGTTTTGATATGGTGGATAGGGTGCTCATGGCTTAAGTTCTCCTATTTTTTTGTCAATATAATTCATTACAGATGCCCATTTCTCATCTTCCTCAATAAAGTATTCCTTGCCGCATTCGCATTGCAAAACACTATAGGCCAGATTAGATAACGATATCGCGTCGCGAGGATCGCCGCAGTTTTCACAATACCGATAGGCCATATCAAGCCCCCTTCCCAGAGGGCGGCACATGCTCGCCAAACGCAATCACGCCCTCGCGCAGTTCGGCCCGGATTTGCATTTCTTCGGGAGTGGGGATGCGCCAAGAACATAGCCCGGCGAAAATGCGAAATTTGGCTGCAATCCATTTTGCGGAAATTACTAAGCCAGCTTCGATGGACCATCCAACTTCGATGGACCCGCCAGCTTCGATGGACGCGCCAGCTTCGATGGACCCGCCAGCTTCGATGGACCATCCAGCTTCGATGGACCCGCCAGCTTCGATGGACGTGCCAGCTTCGATGGACCCGCCAGCTTCGATGGACGTGCCAGCTTTGATGAACTCGCCAGCTTCGATGGACGTGCCAACTTTGATGGACGTGCCAGCTTCGATGGACCCGCCAACTTCGATGGACGTGCCAGCTTCGATGGACCATCCAGCTTCGATGGACGTGCCAGCTTCGATGGACGTGCCAGCTTCGATGGACGTGCCAGCTTCGATGGACCATCCAGCTTCGATGGACCATTCAGCTTCGATGGACCATCCAGCTTTGATGGACCCGCCAGCTTCGATGGACGTGCCAGCTTCGATGGACGTGCCGTTTAGCGATACAATTGATTGCGACGCACAAAGCCCTGCCGAGAATTTTACGCATCCGAGATCGGCGGCAATTTCGATATCACCCTGCCACTCGGTTACATCGGCGGTCCCTATATAGAGGCCGGTATCGTCCAAATCCGCGCGGGTGATTATCAGTTTGGTATTGGTCATACCTTGGTCCTTTCGGCTCATTGGCCATGCCGGGCAGCGACCGGCGATCAACGCTGCTAGGCTCTTGACGTAAAGCCCGCTTTAGAGCAAGTCAAGCAGACTTTATCCAGAATAGGTAGCAAAATGACAAAACAAGAAGCGGTTGAATGGGCTGGCGGCGCACAGGCTCTAGCGGACGCCTTGGGCATCACTGTTCAAGCCGTGTCTAATTGGGGCGACGATATCCCAGAGTTGCGAGTATACCAAATACGCATTGTAATGGCTGAGCGCGAAGCCGAAAAGTCAGCCAAATGAGCCGCGACTGGCAGGCCATTAAGGCAAGCAATCCTATTGCCGATGTTGTCGGCAAGGTGGTCACTCTCAAGGTGCGCGGACGCGAGCTTATCGGGTTGTGCCCGTTTCATCAGGAGCGTAGTCCGTCGTTCTGCGTCAACCCGGAAAAAGAATTTTATCATTGCTTTGGCTGCGGCGCTCATGGCGATGTGGTGGATTTTGTCTCGCACAATCAGGGCATATCGACCGCTGACGCGCTGGCCTTACTTGATGGCGGCAATGCCAGATTAGAGCCAGCCGACCGCAAGGCCCGCGACACCATGATGGCCGCGCGCGCCGAAACACAAGCGTCCGAAACCGCCCGCGCCATCGCCAAAGCCGACGCGCGTTGGGATGCCGCTGGCGACACGCCGGATGATCACGCCTATCTGGCGCGCAAACAAGTCCCGGCCATCGGCATCAAGGTCGAAGGCAATAATCTGCTGCTGCCAATTTACGGGCCGGACGGGGAATTACAGAGCGTCCAGACCATTTCCTCGGACGGCAGCAAGATGTTTGCCAAGGGCGCGCCGACGAAGGCGGGCCGGATGATGATCGGCGTTCATATGGGGCGCACCATCATCGCAGAGGGCTATGCAACCGCCGCGTCAATTCACGAGGCGATACCCGATCAGCTCTGCGTCGCCTATAGCAAAGGCAATATGCACGTTGTCGCGCGGCAATTGGCGGCACAAGGCGTCATGATTGTCCTGGCATCCGATAGCAACGCAGCCGATGAAATGCGCGCCTTGGCCAAGGAACTGGATTGCCCCGTAGCCATTCCGTCAACCGGCGGGGACTTTAACGACCAAGCCGTAGCACAAGGCTCCGAATCCGTCGCGCGCACTTTCGCGGATGCCATCCGGCTTTATGCCGCCACCAAGCAAGAGGCCGCAGCCGACGCGGTAGCTGAAACACTGCCGGTTAACCTTTGGGCCAGGCATGATCCACCGTTGCTGCCACAAGGCGTGCTGCCAGAAATTATCGAGCGTTTCGCCCGCGTCCGTGGCGAGCAAATGGGCGTCGATCCCGGCGGATTGGCCATGTCAGCCTTGACCAGCTGCGCCGCTGTTATTCGGGACAGCATCAAGATCAAGGTCAAGCGCCACGAAAACTGGACCGAAAGCGCGCGTATATGGACCATGTTGATTGGCGACCCGTCCTATAAAAAGTCCCCGATCATGCGCGCGACAACCGGCAAGATCAAATCCATTGATGCCGAAATGCTTTATCAGGCCAACAAGAAAATGGCCGACTGGCAAGACGGCGGCGGGGCCAAGAGCGGCGAGCCGATGCCGCCCGCGCCAAGGCTGCGTGTCGAGGATATTACCATGGAGAGCGCGCAAGAGGTTTGCCGCCATAGCCCGGATGGCATCATGGTATTGCAGGATGAATTGTCCGGCTGGTTTGGCGGCATCGAGAAATACAGCGGCGGCAAAGGTTCCGCCAAGGATCGCTCGTTCTGGCTGACTGCCTTTGGCGGCGGGCAATACGCGGTCAATCGCGTCGGGCGCGGATCATTCCTGGTCGAGAACCTGTCAGTTACAATCCTTGGCGGCGTCCAGCCGGACCCTATCCGCAAGATAGTTGGCGACGCGACCGACGACGGCCTTATCCAGCGCTTCCTGCCGGTGATTTTGCGCCCTGCCGAGCTTGGCAAGGATGAAGAGATTTGCGATGTGGCCTATCGTTATGACGCGCTGGTCGAGCGGCTCCATGACCTGCAAGCGCCGGATAGCGTGCTAGGCCGTCTGCCGCTGCAATTCGATGATGCCGCGCTCAAGATACGCCAGACCTTGGAGGCACGTCACCACAAACTGGTATCGGCGACGGAAGGCTTCAATAAGAAGCTGGCTGCCCATATCGGCAAGTTCGATGGGTTGTTCCCAAGGCTTTGCATTATCTGGCACTGTATCGAGCACGCCATGAGCGCCGCCGTGATCGACGGGGATGGCGCGCCGATACCGATCACCGTGACGGAAGGCACTGCCGCCCGCGTGGCCACATTCATGGAGCGGTATATCCTGCCCCACAGTCTGGCGTTCTACGCGGGTATTATCGGGCTGGCGGACGATCACGATGACTTGACCGACGTGGCGGGTTACATCCTCGCCAAACGGAAAGAAAAGGTCACTATCCGTGATATCCGCATGGGTATCCGGTCAATGCGCAAGCTTGACCGCGAGGCGGGCGTCAAGCTGTTCCAGCGCCTTGAGGCGCTGTCTTGGGTGGACCCGATCAACTTGCGTGCCGACGCCCCGGCGTGGACGGTAAATCCGGCGGTGCATACCTTGTTCGCGGTCAAGGCAGCCGACGAAATCAAGCGCCGTGAGGATCTGCGGGCGATCATTGGCGCGGCGGTGGCGGAAGCTACTGCGCCTCAGGGCGGTGCTTCCTAGCGCGGCTTTCCAGAAGCCAATCAATAGCCAGCGTTACCGGGCCGGGGATTGGGCGCTTGCCGTTTTCCCATGTGCTGATTGTCTGCCAGCCGTGCTGGCCCATGCGCAGGGCATGAGCCAGCTCACTTTGGGTCAGGTCTAGCGCCTTGCGTGCAGCGCGGAGTTCGGCGGGGGGTTATCGCTTATCCCCTTTTTTAGCGGGAGGGCGGCGTGATGATGGATGGCGTCCACGGACAGTTCTGTCTTTTGCGTTGTCAGTTGCCGATCCCATGCGCAAATGCTCTGGTTTGACACACGTTTTATTATCACATGAATGAAGGACGTAATCTCTTCTGAAACCAGGACCAACCCTTTTGGTTAACATAGTTTTTTCATGCTCTGGATGATAAATGGCAAACATGACGCGATGAGCGGCATAGCAAACGCCGCCTAGCGAAAATGCTCCATACCCATTATGGCCTCGTTTTGCCGCAACCCATTCCCAACAAGTGTCAGTTATAACAATCTTGTTAAAAAAGCGGATTTTGTCTTTTTGGGTTATTTTGGACATTATCCAATTTAAACCAATTCACGCCGCGATGTCAAGATAGCGTCAAGCGGTAAATGCGGTTTTTTATCATTTTTTATTCGGACGCGAAAAGCGGCAACGGTTGTCAACGGTATGGGGCTGGCTGGTGTGGCGACCGTTGACGACTGCGCCTTGCGCGCTAGTTTCAGTTTTTTGACTATATATATATATTTACAACGGTATGGACCTATGATAGGTATCACACTTATATACGAAGAAGGGGGGGGCAACGGCTCTTTTGTCAACGGTTGTCGAAAATCAAGGAAAGGTGAAATTATGGAAAATCGGGATGATACTCTTAAAGAGATCGCGGCGGCGATTGATCGGCTAGCCAAGGTCTATGACCATACCCGGAAGTGGTCAAAATGGGCGCAGCACATATCTGACATATCCAGGGCCGTTGAACATATGCACGACGTTCATGGCGACGGGTTGTTTGACCATTTGTCGGAGCGGGCTATCAAACAGTTTTACCCGGATCGGGCACCGAAGTCGGATGGCTATCGCTATCCTTGGGGCCTGTTGAAAAAGGCGGGGGACAGTTTTTTGTGGCCCCATACCACGCATCGAAAGTCACAAGTGGCCAGAGCATCAATCACGACCAGCGCTAATCAGAAATTCGGCAAGGGGATGGTGCGAACGCAATTCGTGCCGAGCGGGATATTGGTGACGCTCAAACATGATTTGGGGTGCGGGCCTGGTTGAACGAGCCAAGGCTTGACTTGCCGCTACCGCCGTTGCTAGAAGTTCGCTACGGGTGATTGGCGAGGTGGCTATGTTGGATACATTGAGCGCGGGGGTGGATTGCGTTGGGGGCAATGATGTTGCCTTCGCCGATTACGCGCCAGACCCGTCTAGCATATCCCCGGACGCGGTGGCGCTTGCATTGCCGTCCGATATGCCATATCCGCATTGGATAGGCTTGGGAAGGTCGCTAGCGGCCCGCAAGCGCAACACCGATTGGTTGATTGGTGACTGGATTGCGTTCGGGCGGGAGCACTATCCCGAGCAAGTGCAGACCGCGCTATTCGAGCTTGCGGACGATCCACGGCGGGTGAAACGGATCGAGGCTACCGTTGCCGCTTTCCCGCCCCATATGCGCGCGGACAAGCTATCATTCGATCATCATGCTCACGTCGCCCGAATGCCGCAACAGGAAGCTCTGTTTCTGCTTAAGCGGGCTGGTGATGAAAAGTTGACCGCGCGGCAACTGCGGATTGAGGTGTTGCTGGCCAGTCCGTCGTTTGATGATCCCGATCCCGATCAGGATTATCTGGTGGACCTTGCCCGGCGATGGAACAATGCCCCGGTCCATGTTCGCCAGGCCTTTGCCGAAATGATCCGCGATAGCGACCTAGGCGTGATCGATGCATAGCCGCCCCGCCCCGCCTGAATTTGCCGAGCAATTTTCTATTGGTGGCTGGCGACTGGTTGAACGGCTTTATGGTGCGCGCACGGATGTTATTCGCAAGTGGATTGCCGCTACCGGGGCGCAATGCCGGTATCCGAAAGGGGGCAGGGGTGGCTAAGATTGGTCGCCCTGTCAAAAAGCTCGATAGCGCCAATGATCGTATGGTTATGGACCGCGTGATCGCCGGGCTTAGTGCAGGCACGCCGTTGACTGTCATTTGCTCGCCAAGCGATATGCCTTGCGTCAACACTATTCGAAGTTGGGGGGATAAAGACCCCCCGTTTGCTGCGTCCATCGCGCGCGCGCGGGAAGCTGGTTTTGACCAGATTGCACTTGATGCTTTGGCTATTGCGGACTGCACCGAGAATGACACGGACTACACCAAGGATGGTGACGAAAAGCCTAATTCGGAGTGGATTGCGAGGTCACGGCTGCGGGTTGACACGCGGCTCAAACTGCTGGCGAAATGGGATCCGAAACGATACGGGGAGATGCTCAAGGCAGAGGTATCAGGCCCTAACGGCGGCGCAATTCAGATAGATCAGGTCAAACGTGATGCAGATGCTTTCACCAGCGCAATTGCTAGCCTCGCTGCCAGAGCGGCAGAGATTGGCGGAGATAGCGAAGCTTAGCCCCGATGTTTTGGCCGCTCTGAAATGGGATTGGTCATTCTGGGCCAGGCCAAACCAACTTCCTCCCGCCGGGCAATGGCGCACTTGGGTTGCGGTTGCCGGGCGCGGCTTTGGCAAGACCGAGGCTGGCGCGCAATGGATACGCCAGCGCGTCAAAGATGGCGCTCGCAGCATCGCTTTGGTGGCGGAGACGCAAAAGGATTTGGAAGAGGTGATGGTCAAGCGGCTGCTGGCGATCAGTCCGCCGCATGAAATGCCTGCCGTCCGGTATAAGCCGGTGCGGCTTGTCTGGCCAAACGGGGCGGAGGCGCTTGGCTATAACGGGACTGAGCCTGACCAGTTGCGCGGGCCTGAGTTTGATACCGCCTGGGTAGATGAGTTGGCGAAGTATCGCTATGCGCGCGACCTTTGGGACATGCTCCAATTCACGATGCGTGTGGGCGATGACCCGCGCGTGTTCGTCACCACAACCCCGCGCCCTATTCCCGTTCTGAAAGAGATATTGGCCGCGTCCGATACCGTCATCACGCGCGGCACAACCATGGATAACGCCGGAAACCTCGCACCGTCGTTCATGAAGGCGGTTGTGGCCCGGTATGCGGGCACCAGGCTGGGCAGACAGGAATTGAATGCCGAAATGCTTGATGATGTGCCCGGCGCGTTGTGGACGCGGGATATGATCGATGACTATCGCGTGAATGCCGAGATTGACATGAAAAGGGTGGTGATTGCGGTTGATCCATCCGGCAATTCCGGCGGCGATGAAAACAGCGATGATATTGGCATCGTTGCAGCCGGGCTTGGGGTTGACGGGCGCGCCTATGTGCTTGGCGACTATTCATGCGACCTGTCTCCAGAGGGATGGGCGCGGCGCGTGGCCGAAGTATATTCATTCCACCAGGCAGACAGGATCGTGGCGGAGCGCAATTTTGGTGGCGCGATGGTCGAAGCGGTTATCCGCACAGCCAATCCGAAACTGCCGGTCAAGATGGTGACTGCGAGCCGGGGCAAGGTGGCTCGTGCCGAGCCTATCGCCGCGCTATATGAGCAAGGCCGGGTTAGCCATGTCGGCTCGTTTCCGGCGCTTGAAGACCAGCTTTGCGCAATGACGCCTTCAGGCTATGTAGGCGAAGGCAGTCCGGACAGGGCTGATGCTTTGGTCTGGGCCTTGACCGAGTTGATGCTTGAAGGTCAAACGTATAACTTGGCGGCTATGGCGGCTTGATGCACGGCGGTAACTTTCCAACCCCTCTGAAATAGGCAAGCGATATGGGCACTGTTCTCCGCATGTTTGACGGGCTGCGCAACGCGGTCACCGGCATTGGCTCGGCCCGCGATCCTCGCACGTCAACGGGCTACGGCCCTACCTCCGCCATGACGCAATATGAGCTGGCCAATGCCTATCGCGGCTCGGGCATCATGCGCAAGATTGTCAATATCCCCGCGCTCGATATGGTGCGCGAATGGCGCGAATGGCAGGCCGATGCCGATCAGATTGAATTGATCGAAGCTGAAGAAACACGGCTTGGATTGCTCCAGAAAATCCACCGTGCCGAAGTGCTGCGGGCTTGCGGCGGTGGCGCGCTGATTATGGGCCTGCCTGGAGATCCTTCGCAGCCAGCGCCAGTTGGCGGCAGGAAGGGGCTGGCCTTCGTTAACGTGGTATCGCGCTGGCACCTGACATTCACCGAATTGAATGATGATGCGAGTTCGCCGGGCTATGGCGAGCCGGTGGTATGGCGGATGAATACCACGCGCGGGGAGGTTGTGATTGACCCTTCGCGCGTTATCCCGTTCCGGGGCGCGATGGTCCCGCCGATCACGAACGGCGTCAGCCAGACTGAGGAATTCTGGGGCGAAAGCGTAATCGAGCAGACGCTTGATGCCGTCAAGGATAGCGACACGGCGCGCGCCAGCTTCGCCGCGTTGCTTCACAAGGCGCGCTTGCTTCGCATCGGTATCCCGAACCTGTCGGATATTGTATCGACCGGCGAAGGTGAAAAGGCGGTTATGAGCCGCCTGAGTATTCTGGCTATGGCCGAAAGCATTCACAACGCGAGTGTCTATGACGCTGGCAACGGCGGGTCCAACCCCGGCGAAACGATTACCGACGCGCAATACAATTTTACCGGGGCCAAGGATATCCTGAACGCCTATGCTGAGTTTGTTTGTGCGGTTGCTGATATTCCGGCAACCCGGCTGCTTGGCCGCGCCCCGGACGGGATGAATAGCAGCGGCGAAAGCCAGCAGCGGGACTGGGCGAAGAAAATCAAGGCCAAGCAGGAACTGGAATTGCGCCCATGCCTTGCTCGGCTTGACGTATATCTGTTGCCATCGGCGCTCGGATCGACCCCGCCGGGCGTATGGTGGGATTTCAACGAGATTGACGATGCCGACGAAACGGCGGAAGCGACCCGCTTCAAGATTACGGTGGAAGCGCTCGCAGCCGTCCAGAATACTGCTGCCATCCCGGATATTGCTTTTGCCAAGGCGATGCAAAACACCTTGGTCGAAGGTGGGTGGATGCCGGGCCTTGATACCGCGCTCGAAGAGATACCGGAGGCCGAGCGGTTTGGCATCACGCCTGACTTGCCGGTTGATCCTGCGGTTGATCCGTTCGCCGCCGCCATAGGTGATGCTGCCCCGCGCACGCTATATGTCCAACGCAAACTACTCAATGGCGCGGAGTTTCTGGCATGGGCGAAGTCGCAGGGGTTTAATACAACGCTACCCGCGAACGATTTGCATGTGACTGTCGCATTCTCGCGCCAGCCCGTCGATTGGATGGCAATCGAACCGTCGTGGGATGGGGACAAGGGTGATTTGATCGTGCCGCCGGGCGGAGCGCGATTGGTTGAATCCCTTGGTGACAAGGGCGCTGTAGTCCTGTTATTTAGTTCGTCATCACTCGCTTATCGGCACGAAGCCATTCGCCGTGCCGGGGCATCGTGGGATTATCCCGAATATCAACCCCATGTCAGCATCACTTATTCGGGCGAAGGCATCGACTTGTCCAAAGTTGATCCGTTCCAAGGCGCGCTGCATTTCGGGCCGGAAATATTCGAGGAATTGAATGACGATTGGGCGTCCAGCATCGCGGAAGTATAGCCATGCGCTATGATCTCGCCATGCTGGCCAAGCGCGCGCGCAAGTCCCGCCGCAAGTCGATCACGTTTCGCCCGATTATTGCCCCGGCAACGCTCGCCAGCAATCTATACGCGAGCGCCTATGCCCCGATCATCGCAGCATGGGGTGATGCAACACCTGCGATCATGGCGGCATACGAGCGGGCCTTGGCCGCATTGACCACAGATAGCCCCGAAGACTTGGGATCTTCGATTGGCCAGGCCGAGCGCCAATCGGAAGGCGTGCTGGTGCGCATTCGTTTGGGTTTGGGGGCGTGGGCCGCTGCGGTGGAGCGATGGCATCGCGGCAAGTGGCGCGCGGCAACCTTGACCGCCACCGGCGTGGATATTGGCACGTTGATCGGCGCGGGGGATATGCGCGGGACAATCGGCGCGGCCATCGAGCGCAACGTCGGCCTGGTCAAGTCGGTATCGGATCAATTGCGCCAGCGGATTAGCCAATCTGTCTTTGACGGCCTGCGCAAACGCACGCCCGCGCGTGAGGTGGCCAAGCAGATTGCGGAAGCCGGGGCTATGTCGAAGCGCCGCGCGCTCAATATCGCCAGCGATCAATTGACCAAGGTATCCAGTGAATTGGCATCGGAGCGGCGGCGCGAGGCGGGGATTGACACTTGGGAATGGGTATCGAGCCACAAGGTCAACTATCGCCCGGAACATCAAGCGCGTGATGGCAAGCGATATTCCGATGAAGAGCCGCCCGCCGATTTGCCGGGGGAACTGATCAATTGTGGTTGCGTTGAACGGGCTGTTCTGAGTTTGGATAGCGAATTTTAACAAGCGGCGGTAACGCTTCCCCGCCACTCGCAATATCTCCCCGCCAATGCAAATCGCCGACGCCCTCATTCTGGACGCCCCCCGCCGCACAAGCGATGGCTATCTTGCTGTTCGCGCCAAAGCTGCTCGCACGGGTGTCTACGATTATCTCGCCAGCGAAGTAGGCGCGCCGGATACGTTCAAGGCAACTGATACCGTCAAGATTTACCGCAGCGAGGCTGAGGTATTTGCCGCAGACAGCGTGCGGAGCTTCATCAACCGTCCAATCACGAACGATCATCCCCGCGATAACGTGACCGCCGCCAACTGGCGCGATCATGCGCGCGGCAATGTTGCTGGCGCACTCCGTGACGGCGAATATCTCGCCTTTGACCTGGTGCTTATGGACGCGGCGGCAATCACCGATGTCGAGAGCGGCAAGCGCGAACTGTCGAATGGTTATAGCTGCCAGCTTGACTGGACGGCAGGCACCGCGCCGGACGGCACGGCTTTTGACGCAAGCCAGACCGCTATTCGCGGCAATCATGTTGCGCTGGTCGATAAAGGCCGCGCTGGTCCCGAATGCGCGATCAAAGACAAGTTTGCGATTTGCGATGCCAATCCCGACGCCCTGAAATTCACAACCAAGGAGGACCGCGTGTCCAAGACTATCACTGTAGACGGGCTGCCCGTCAATCTGGGGGACGCCGCTGCTGTTGAGGCGCTCCTGGTCAAAAAGGATGCGGCGATTGCCGATGCTGGCAAGGCCCTGACCGATACCAAGGCCGAACTGGCCACGGAACAAGGCAAGGTTACCGCGCTGCAAAGCCAGCTCGATGAGGCCAAAGCCGCATCATCGCCCGAATCAATCGACAATCGCGTCGCGGATCGCAGTGCCTTGGTGGCGCTGGCCAAGTCTGCCCATGCCGCTGTTGTGACTGATGGCAAGAGCGATGATGAAATTCGCGCCGCCGTGGTTATCGCCAAGCTTGGCGACAAAGCCCCGACGGACGTGGCCCAGATCGCGGGCGCGTTCATCGTGCTGACGGCGGATGCAAAGCCCGCCGTGACTAATATCGCACCGGCCCGCGTGCTTGGTGACGCCGAAAAAGAAGCTTCCGCCCTCGCAATCGCGAATGATCACAACGCTTGGCGCAAGCAGGCTTAATAAGGATTATTGGATATGCCTTACCAGACCACTTACACGCAGTTCCAGGCGGCTGGCATTCCCGGCACGCAGGCAGATATGTCTGAATGGGATGCTTCGACCAAAACCGCCACCGCGACTATCGCGTTCGGGGCTGTAGTTCAGCGCAATGGCGATGACGGATGCACCCCGTTCACGACGGGCGAGTATATCGGCATGGCCAAAACCATGCACAAGGTCAGCGGCTCGGTAGCGGATAGCTACGAGCAGTATGACAATGTGGCCGTCGTCAATGAAGGCGTCTGGTTTGGCACTGCCAATACCGCGATCACTGTTGGCGCTGCTGTGAATTGGGATAGCGCCACACTGCGCTGGACTACCGCAGCGGTTGCAGGCGCAATCTATGCCGTTCCCGGTGCGGAAGCCGAAAGCGCCGCGTCCGGTGCTGGCGTGGTTTTCAAAGTGCGGCTGCGCCGCGTTCCTTCTTAAGGGGTTTGATTGATGAATATTCTCAATGACGCGCAGCAGACTGCCTACAACTTTGTTGTCGGACAGGCGTATACGATCAACGCGACTGTCTATGAAACCAAGTTCCCTGATCTCGATTTCGGGCGCTTGGTCTATGTTGACAGCTCGGCTCCCGAATGGACGCCCGGTATTATCACGTTCATGTCGAGCCAGGTTGGCGCGGCGCGCTGGTATTCATCCGGCGCCAAGGATGTGGCGAAGGCTGGTGTCACGATGGACAAAGGCCAGGTCAATATCCACATGGCGGCGGTCGGATACGGCTATGACCTGGAAGAGATTGGCCAGGCGCAATTGCTCGGCATGAGCCTTGAAACTGGCAAGTCCATGGCCGCTCGACGCGCCTATACCGAGTTCATGTGGAATGTCACCCTGACGGGCGATACTACCAAGGCGCTCAAGGGTCTTGCCAATCAATCAGTGGTTACTGCCGGGCTTGCGCCTGCGGATGGCACGGGATCGGTTACGACTTGGTTCGATACCAATGGCAACGCTACCAAAACGCCGACACAGATCGTGCGCGACTTCAACAATGTGCTGACCGGCATTTTCACCGGAACGCTTACGGTTGAAATCGTCGATACTGTTTTGCTGCCTTATTCAACGCTCGGATATTTGGCCGCGACGCCGATGTCTTCCACGAACGACACTACTATTCTGGAATTCATTCAGAAAAACAACATCCTGACCTCGACGCGCGGCATCCCGATCACGATCCGTGGCGAGCTTGGCCTGGATACATTGGGCGCTGGTAGCACCAAGCGAATGGTGGCCTATTCCAATCGCCAAGATGTTGTGAAGCTTCACCTGCCGATGCCTCACCGCTTCCTGCCGGTCTACGTTGACGGACCGACTAGCTTTGAGGTTCCGGGCATCTTCCGCACTGGCGGTGTCGAGGTTCTGCGCACCGGCGCGTTTCGTTATCTGGATGGGATTTAACCATGGCGACGCAATCATTCAAGAATATCACGGACGGGCCGAAGGTTCTCAATTCCACCCCCATCGTGATTTTGCAGGCGGGTCAGGAAACCGACGGCCCGGTGGAAATCACTGACGCGGAGTCGGATTCGGCTATCCTGTCTGAGTGGTTCGAGATTGTGAAGACTTCCAAACCCGGCAAGTCATCGGCGGAATAAATTGCCAATCGTCGCGCTAAGGGGCCGCTCTGCTGATCGGGCGGAGCGGTCCAATTTTTTAGAGGTGCCCTAATGGGGATGGTTCATACTACCAAAGGTTTGATTGATCGCGCTGACTTGATCGCCACCGATGTAGTGAGTGAGGAAGACAACGCGCGGGTGATAGCTACCGAATGGCACTTTGACGGCGAACTTGTCCGGCGGGACGTGGCGGTATCTATTTTGCAGGGCCAAGCGCTCTTTGGTGAACAGGCGGAGATTTAAGACATGGCCAATACTCAGGCAATTTGCGACACGTTCCGGGTTGACCTCTTGAACGGCACGCATGCATTCGGAGCGCAAGGCGCAAACGGCGTCCGCACGGTCACGACCAAGGACGTATTCAAGGCGGCGCTCTATTTTGCCAGCGCCACGGTCAATCGCTCCACCACGGTCTATTCAACTACCGGCGAAGCAACCGGGACGGGATACACGGCGGGCGGAGTGACGGTCACCAATGCTACGGCCCCGGCGAATACTGGCGGCACTGGCATTGTCGCGTTCTGGACGCCTTCCGGCTCGTTTTCATGGACGACTGCCACGATTGTCGCGTTTGACGCGGTGCTGCTTTATAATGACAGCAACACCGCTAAGGCGGCTGTGGCGGTGTTTACGTTCGGATCGCAGACCGTGACGGCGGGCAACTTCACTTTGACCATGCCGACGAATGACCTCAGTACGGGCCTCATTCGATTGTCCTAATTGCGGCCATGATTGGAATGAAATCCGTGAGTAACCTCAGCCGCCTTCCTAGCAGCAACCGCAGCATCGAAGCTGCGGAAGTAGCCCAAGTGAGTGCGCCGACCGTCTGCGTAGATATTGCTGACCCAGCGCTGTCTGGCGGGATGCCAGTTAACGCCCATCACGCCGGTCGTGTTGGTAGTCCGCATCTTCTGGTTTCGGCTATTGTCGGAGGCGGAAACGCTACGCAGGTTGATGATGCGGTTGTCAGCCCGTTCGCCGTTAATATGGTCAATCTGATCGGCAGGCTCGATGCCGTGGTGAATGGCCCAAGCCAGGCGGTGCGCAGAATACAGTCGGCGACCAATTTTGACCATCAAATATCCGGTTTTGGCAAGATAGCCGGTCACCTTCCCGCTGAACCTAGAGTTCCAACTCTGGCAATGCAGGACGGCCAATCCGCCGCTGTCGGTGAACATGTCCGGCGTTCGTTCCAGCCACCTCAAAACGCCCGTGTCCGGGTCGTAATCAATCAGTTGACGCAGGAGATCGATATGGGGCAGGTTTTTCGGAGCCATGGTGCGGTTTCCTCGCATGGTGGTCAGGGCCGGGCGCTGTTGAAGCAGCGTTTCCGGCCCGCATTGTTATCATGTATTGCCGACAAACGCAATACCACCGGCCTGTTCTGGCTGAACTAATGGCAATCACCAATCTTGACGGCGCAATCGCCGGGATGCAGCCAGCGCGGATTATCGCCAAGGCCGCAACCGCAACGCTCGTGGCGGGCCGCCCGGCGTCGCTATGGTCGCTGGCAGGTTCGCCGGGCGCGGGGGCGTTTGACACAACCCTGAACGGGGTCGCGCTATCAAGCACGTCGGCGCAGGTTGCTGGGCAAATCCCGCTGTTTGATCCTGGTAGCGGCAATCAATATCTGGCGCGGTTGTCTGCGGGCGCTACGCAGTCGGGTGTGCTGATGCTGCTTGACCGGATGTGGCACAACGGCGGGTATACGATCACGTCAACGGCTGCGCAGAATAGCACCACCCCGGCATGGCCTTCGCGGAGTGCGGACGGCACATCTAACGGCGATGCTGTGTTGCTGGCGTTGGAGATTTCTGCGGCGGCGGGCGCGGGCACCCCGACGATCACAATCAGCTACACCAATCAGGCTGGCACGTCGGGCAGGACCGCAACAAACATTCTCGCCACAGTGGCATCGCCTGCTATCGGGTCAACGTATTTCATTGGCCTTCAAGCGGGTGATACCGGGGTGCGCTCGGTCCAGTCGCTTACCTTGTCCGCTACTTGGACCAGCGGCACAATGAACCTTGTAGCCTATCGCTTGATGGCCGCGCTTGAGATCCCGCTTGCGGGTGTTCCGAATGCGATTGACGCCCTTACTTCGGGCCTGCCGCGCATGTATAATGGCACCGTCCCATGGCTGGTTTTTGTGCCGAACACGACTACCGCAACGCTTGTAACCGGGTCATTCGCGGCAACACAGGGATAGACCATGGCTATCACCGGGGATGGCAATTTTCCGCTTCCCTCGGCATGGCTGGGCAGCGGCAGGGGCAGGGGCGGTGCTGGAGCACTGTTGCGCAAGACATTCGTTATCGAAGATGGCGAAAATGCGCAGCAGCTAGTCTGGAATGACTGGTTTTTCGATTCCCCTAATATAACTATTGCGCTGACCGGGCAGGCAATAGCCGCGTCTCGCGGGACGATTGCGCCTTCAATATCGCTTGCGGCTTCCGGGCAAGGATTGATCGCGGCTGCGGGGGCGGTTGCCGCTCAATCCGGGACTGCGATTACCGGGCAACTTATTTCTGCCACGGCGAACAATGTATTCACCGCCAACCTGTCACCCGCGCTTGCCGGACTGGCGTTATCAGCCAATCAAGGCGCCATCACCGTCGGATCTTCCGATGTTACGGCGGCGCTAACCGGGCAGGGTATCTCCGCATCTGGCGGGACACTGCTGCCAGCATTGTCTGCCAATGCGAGCGGGCAGCCCGTTGCGGTATCGCAGGGCACGGTATTGGCGGCAACATCCCGCGCGATCACCGGGCTGGCTATTTCGGCTTCCCAAGGGACAATCGCGCCTGCATTTTCGATTGCCGCAACCGGCCAATCCTTGAATGCGTCGCGCGGGCTGGTATCTCCTGGTGCCAGCATCCTCGCTATCGGGCAATCCTTGGCGGCGTCGCTCGGCTCGATCATTGCGGATATCAGCAAGGCCGCAACTGGCCATGCTATTTCCGCTGCGCAAGGCTCTGCCGTTGCGATCATAAGCCCGGCTCTTTCAGGGCATGCGCTTGCCATCGCGCGCGGGACGCTATCCAGCGCGACAATCGCGTCATTGGCAGGACAGGGCCTTGCCGTATCCGGTGGCGTCATCATCGCCGCGCCAAGTCGGGTAATCACTGGGCAGTCCATTGCGGTCGGTCAAGGCGGTGTAGCTGTGGCGGCTGGCGATGTGACCGTGGCCTTGACTGGGCAAGCGATTAGCGTTGCGCGTGGTATCATCGCATCTTTGGTTGCCCCGTCCATAGCAGGCCAGTCCTTGAATGCGTCGCGCGGATCGATCATTGCCAACATCAGCAAGGCCGTAACCGGCCAAGCCGTCACGGCTGCGCAAGGCGCGTGTATCGCGGGCCTTTTCGCGGGCGCTTCCGGCATTGCGATTGCGGCTGCCCAAGGCGGGGTTGCGCCAGGCGTTGGCGCTGGTTTGATCGGCATTTCCATTCAATCGCAGCAAGGCTCCGCCTTGCCGGAAATGGTTACCGGCCTTTCGGGCCTGTATCTCGGATCGTCCCTAGGCGTATTGATCGCGAGAATACGTATGCCAGCATCGCCTGCCCGCACGATCAATGACAACGGCAATTGGCCGCGCAACCGCGCAACGGCGGTATTATCGCGCAATGTCGCGTCCAAAAGACATAGCCGATAGGAGAATGGCTGAGTGCCGTCTGAAATCCATCTTGATTTTACATATGGCGAGACGCTTGACAGTCGCGTCACCGCCAGCGGTGGGACGAACGGCACGCGGGTCAATTCCAGCGGTGTAATCGTCGCTGCCGTCACCCCTCGCTTCGATTACGGCCCGTTGACGCTGGCGGCGAAAGGCTTGCTGATTGAGGAAGCGCGGGAGAACAAATTCCTGAAATCCGAGGATTTGGCGACAACTTGGGGTTGCGACAGCGGCACGGTCCAGCCGAATGTAGCGACCGGCATTGGCGGGGCCATGACGGCTGACAAGTTGAAGGAGGGCAACACCAATACATACTGGCGGGTTTACCAGACTGTCACCCTGACCGCCGCCGTTTGGTCCATGTCATTCTACGCCAAGCCGGATGGACGCAACTGGCTCTTTGTCTATGCGGACCTAGGACTTCAATCCGCCTATGTGAATGTTGCTACGCGCGCAGTCGGGACGTTAACCGGAACGCCCACTGTCACTTTCGAGGACGGTCCTTCAGGCTTCACCCGCGTCATAATGACGTTCACGAATACCACTGTCGCCGCGCAAAATGTCCAGGTCTGGCTTGCCAGCGCGAACGGTGTCAACTCCTACGCGGGCGACAACGTATCCGGCTGCTACCTCACCGGGTTTCAGATGGAGTTGGGGTCAAAAGCCTCCAGCTACATTCCCACAACAACCACAGCCGTCACCCGCACGGCTGATGCCCCGACGATGACGGGAAGCAATTTCAGCGACTGGTTCAATCCGTCAGCCGGAACATTCTTTGCTGAAGTGGATGTCAAAAGCACCGCCTATTACGCCTTCGCGCTGGCGGCAACAGACGGCAGCAACAATGAAGCTCATTCACTGCTCATTGTGACCGCGCCCGGCAACGGGCCAGGGTTTCAAATCCAGGATGGCGGTGTCAGTCAAGCCAATATCAACACAGGCACCCCTGTTTCGCTTAATGCCGTTCACCGCATTGCCGGTGCCTTTGCGCTGAATGACTTCGCGCTCGCCGCCGATGGTGTGCTGATCGGCACCGATACATCAGGAACGCTACCCACCCCGACGGCGCTCTATCTCGGCCACAGGCAAGACGGCCTTTATCTGAACGGTCATATCCGCTCGATCAAATTCTACCCACGACGCCTTCCTTCATTTGATATGGTAGGGATTTCATCACTTGATTGGGGAACCCCGCCCGCGCGCACCGTCGTCACGGCCCATGCGCTGGCATCTGGCCGCGTTGCGTTGGTTTCATAAGGGAAGTTTGAATGGCTATTCCGACAACCGCCGTGTCTATAGGGCAAATCATGGACCCGAAAGAAGAGCTGGACTTCGCTATCGACGTGGCGGGCCTGCTGGAAGTTGGCGAGAACGTCGCATCATACACACTTTCTGTTTTCGCGGAGGCGGTCGCCTTGGGCTTGGCCATTATGTCAGGTTCCGGGCGAAACGCTTTTTATAGCCTAGTGACAAAAAAGGTCTCATTCTGGCTGGCAATCGATGTAGGTAACCAGTCGAATGTTGCTTATGACGGGGCAGGGGCCTCACTTGGGCTTCTGCTAACAATCATCACCGACGCTACACCCGCGCGCACGCGGCAGCGGACGGTGGTAGTGAGGGCGGCGCAGCAATGATCAATAATGGCCGAATTGTTCCAATCCGCTGCGGCGGATTTGATGGCACGGGCGGGTTGGCGACGATTGGCGACGTGACGGAAGTTGCGTTCCTTGCTAACTTTGTGCGGGTGTCAAAATCGCAAGCGATCACGGTCGATGGTCAATCGCGGCAGGTTATTGAATGGCGCAACGGCCTCAATAACGGCATGGTCGTAGCTACCTTGGCGGCGGTAAATCCGAGCGACAGCGGCGGTAGTCTCGCGCCATGATCGTATGGCCCGCCAAAGACCCTGCCGAGCAACTGGATTATTCTTGGACGCCCCCGCTTGATGACGGGGACGCAATCGCGACGTTCACAGCGACCATAACGTCTGGCAGTGCCATCAAGGATAGTGACAGCGCGACAGATTCGATTGCGACGGTTTGGATTAGCGGCGGGACTGCTGACGAAAAAACCTATTTCAACCTTGTCGCGATGACCGATGGTGGGCGCACATTCCGCGAAGTGGCGATGCTGCCCGTTATTGATCGCGCGTCGGAATTGATTGGCGAGTTCCGGATTCGTTGTCCGATGTTTGCCGCCATTGATGATGGCGTGGTCAGCTACTGGCTGGCGGAAGCGGCAAGTGTTGTCGGATCAAGTTGGCCTGCGGACGCGGTGTTGCCTGCCAAGGCGCTGTATGCGGCGCATATGATGCAGGCCAGCGGCTTGCTCGCGTCGGCCATTCCAGCGGGCGTTACCTCGTTCAAGTCCGGGACGTTTTCCGCTACCGTATCGGATAGCCTTGCATCACTTACCGGGCTTGATGCAACGCCCCATGGCCGCGAGTTCGCAGTGATGCGCCGCCGCTATTTTGCCGGGCCGCGCTTGGCATGGACCCCGCCTGCGGATATCTACAATGTCCTTTGATGCGATGTTTGCCAGCATAGCGACAGGCTTCGCCGGGGCGTTCGGTGCGCCGTATTATGATGCTGTTGCATCATGGCCGGGGACGCCGGTTATTGACGCGGGCGGTTCGATTACAACGCCTGCATCGCCGGTCACGGCGGGTTGCCAGTGCCAGGTCGATATCGCCACGGATGCTATGCGTAGCGTGGCGGATTTTCTGGCGACCGACGTTCGGTTGCTATTGCTTGGGTTGACCGCGATTGATCCTACCGCAACGATCACGATTGCCGCCGGGCCACATTTCGGAACGTGGAAGCTTATGAGTGTGGCGCGTGATCCTGCCGGTATCGGCTATGAATGCCGGGGGAGGCGAGTATAATGGCGATGACCGGGCGTGACCGCTATATGCGCAAGCTCGCCAAGCTGTCCGGTGCGGACTTGACCAAGGCGGCGGGGCGGGTGCTGTTTACCGGGGCGGCTATGATCCAGGCCGAAGCGCAGAATAGCATTGTGCGGGGAAGTATATCGAAGGGCGGGCACGTTGTATCGCTTCCCGGACAACCCCCGAATAACGATACCGATCACCTTAAGGACAATATCGAAACATCGCAGCCAAGCCCACTGACAGCGGAAGTTCGCAGCGAAGCTGAGTATGCCGCTGCGCTGGAATGGGGCACAAGCAAGATGGCTGCGCGCCCCTATATGCGCCCCGCGCGCGACAAGATGGCCCCGAAAATTCACAAGCTATTTGCTACCGAAATTGATAAACTTGTCGCTAGAGCATAGGAGATAATCATGTCCAAAATCACCGGCCCATGGAACTACGTTACCCCTCAGGTCACGATTGACTATCCTGCTGGCGAGCATGAAGTTTCAACCGAAATAGCTGCCGCGTTCGCAGCGTCCAACCCTGAAAAGGAAACGACCAATGGCGACCAAGGGCCTGCAACGCCTCGTCCGGCGCGCGGTGCTGGCACAGCTTAAGGCCAATACCGGACTGACAACGATTGTCCCCGCCGCCCGGATATTTGGGCAATACACGGGGGCCGATCCTGTCTGGCCATTTATCAAGACCGGGCCTGCCCAAACCTTGCGCTACAAAGCAACAGGTGTTGACGGCGGCGTCATATCGTTTGACGTGCATGCCTTCGCGCGGGCGCGCTTGAACGGCGGACTAGTTGCCGAGACGGGCGAGGACCATGCGGGCCGGATTGGCGAAGCTATCGAGACCGCGCTAGCCGATACCAACTTGACACTTTC